CCAAAAGGATTAAGTTCTCCATTGGTAGTATTATTATCTATTCCTACAAAGTCGTATTGGTTTACTATTGCCATTAATTTAAAAAGAAACTTCTAGCTTCTATCTCCTGTTTTAATTCTTCTTGAAACGTTGTGTTTAATTTCTCTAACACAGCATCTAAATCTCTGACTAAAGATTGTGCCACATCTTCTTCATACTCTGAGCTTGCTCTAGTTAATGATTGTACAATTTTTGCCATTATCGTCTTCCTCCCGCTTGTATATCTAACCTAAAAGTACCAAGTTTCCAACTAGTATCGACAGCTGTATTAGATATTGTAAGAGCTATTGATCTAGCCCTAGCTCTAGTGTCTACTTTTGTAGTACTAGATGAAACAGTAAACGGTCCAAGTGATGAACTCGCTGCCGCATCACTAGGGTAATTTCTTAAATCTAATTGTATTATTGTATTACCTGATTGACTAATAAAATCTGGAATAATTCTACTAACTCTCATTATGTTTTCTCCATCACCTCTAAGGTCAGCCATGTTAGTAGCCGCACCTCTTACCACTTTTTGTGTGATGTCATAATCACCAGAAGTAATGTCTGCTGGAATAGCTGTAATAACATTTAATCTTATTTGATTAACTCCAGTTTCATGTTCATAGTAATATGAAATTCCATCTGTATTACCTTCAACATCGAAAGACACATCTGTGTTTGCATCGTATTGTGTTGCGTGTGGTAAACCAAATACTGCAGAATCTTGCCAAGTTGTTCTAGTAAATAACGTACTATCATTTGTAAACCATATGGGTCTTTTTGCTGTTGAATCTAAATAACTATAGGTAACTGATCTAGTATTAACATTTGAAGAGGCCGTTGGATAGAACCAAGTAATTTCTCCAAACAAGTTATTAATACCACAATAAATAAATTGATTAGATGTTGTGTTAAGATCATCATAAACATAATCTTCAACCAAACAATCCATGGATTCTAGTTTACCAGTGTATCTAAAGAAACCATTATCGGACATCCAGTAAGCAGCACCATCAACTTCAACGGCTGCGTTCTTACCAATTAATCCACAGTTAGTTCCAACTTGCTCGTAAGCAAATGTAAAAGGAGTTCCAACAAATCTCATAGTAAATAAAGAAGTGTCTGACCAAATGTAAATTGCATTTCTACCAAGTTTAGCACCGATGATCCGTGATCCAGCGGCCAGTCTTTGTGTACCCGCACTATTAGTTGCTGTAGGTTGATAGTCATTTATATTTTCTTGAGATGAAAATCTTATAAACATATCGTCTTGTGTAGTTTTATCTCCAATAGTTGTTTCAGTTCCAAAAAAAACTAAGTGTCTATCTGGAGTTGATACTAACATATCTCTTGATGCTGTTGGTGCACCAACTATTATTGTAGCCCTGGTTGCTGTTGCATTAGTTAGATCAGCATTCCATTCAAAACATTCACCATTAAAAATTAAAGCAATCAAGGTGCTACCTAAATTGTCCAAGGACCATAGACCGGGTTCAGCTACGGTATCGGTGTCAGCTGAAGATTGACCCCAACCAGAAAAACTACTGTAGTTTGTAACCGTAGCTCCTGTGTTGTGAAGAGCATTTGCTGTTCCCCTAACGTTTCTAGTTATTCCTGTTAAAGTATTTGTTGCTGTAGTAACACCGGTATAAGAAATTTCTTCTGTACCTACTTGTATAAAATTAGTTCCAGTTGTTGGAAAATTTGATACAGATGTTAAAACAATACTAGTTCCTGTTCCACCGGTTCCTGCAGAGTTAGCCGACAATGATCCATTTAAAGTTGTTGTTTGAGGATTTGTTGATGTTCCACCGTATTGAGATATACCCCATCCAAAAACCCCAACTTGTTCTGCTGGGCCTACATGATAGTATTGAAAAAAAGTTATACCACCTGATGTTGTTGCACCAGATCCCGTTTCATTAGAAGGCATTGTAATAGTAATTGAATTATTACTAGGTACACTTGATACCATAAATTTTTTATCAGCAAAATCTGTTGCAATAAAATTAGAATTAGTAATTGCACTAAATGTAGATGCCTCATCAAATAAAATAATGTCCCCAGCTTCAAAAGTAGTTGTTGTTGAAAATGTAATAGTAACAGTCGGTGATCCGTTAACCGTGCTAAACGCACTTGTAATAGCTGTACCTGATGGATTAACTAAAGGATGTATGTCGTAGAAAACTTCTCCTGAGTAGGCGTATAAAATTCTATTGGTTCCGATAAGAGAGTATTTGATACCGTCTCTATTAACCATGTGATGTAATCCTCTAGCAGAACCTGTAAGTTTACTGTCACCTAATTGATTCCAACCACCTATTTTTTCTGGCGTACCATATCTAAAACGAACATTGGTACCACCGGTCCATTGAGACTCGGCTCCTGTAGACGTAACTTGTTTATTGAATCCTGGTAAAAAACCTAATTTTTGTAGCATATAAAAACCTTATAAAGAAAGCAGTAGGTATGGTGGATTACTGCCTTCATCATAAAGTATATATCATCGTTTAAACCAAGAAGGAAGTCCTAAATGTGGACGCTTGTCAAACATATTATCTTTTGAGCCTAGAGTTTTTCTATTGTTGTAGTGAAGAAATACTTGAACACAGTCTTTACCTTTAAACTTTTCTCGCCAATGTTCTAATTCACAACCAGAATAGACTAACATATTCCCTGGTTTTAAATTTACTTTAATACCTTTTTTACCAATCTCTCCTGATGGCTCTAAATATATTGGCCAATCATCTCCCCCTAAATTCATAGTAGTAGATATCTCACAACTGAATCTATCTTTGTGTCTTTTTAGAATATCACCTTTTTTATAAATTCTTGCATAAGTATAAGATGGATATAGTTTTAATCCTGTAGTCTTTTCCATAATTGGTTGGCATTTTAACATTAAAGTTTCCATAGCTATATTAGAATACTGACTATATGTATTTGGTATTTGACCATTAGGTTCTTCATACTGACCTATAATATTTTCAAAGGGTGAGATGTATCTTGTAGTTTTACAAGTATCATAAACTTGTTTTTGCATATGAAAGTAATTGTATAAAAATAAAGATAAGTCTTTATCAATAGCTTGTTTTATAATTACGTATTTATTTTTTTTAAAACTCATTATAATTTCTTTAATGTTTGTTTATTAATTTTGTCAAACTCTAAATTAAAAGACACAATAGTTTTTTGAATGTCATTTAAAATCTTTCCAGACCTATGTATTACAAAACTTGGAAAAATAACTATATCACCTTCTTTAGCTTTTATTTTAAATTTATTTTTAATATTACAAGGATCTATTAATTCAGTTAAAGGAGATAATTTTGGTAATTCTAAATAATATACTCCAGTATAATTTTGTTCGTGAGTATGCCAATTATGTAAATTATCTTTTTTGTATTGTTGAAACCATAATGCTCTAATATAACAATTTTCAAAACCTAATTTTTTTGCACATTTATCAAAATGTTTTTGTATAAAAGGATATAATATTTTTACCCATGGTCTATTTGCTGTTCTGGAATTATTCCAATCTAATTTTTTAATAGAATCATTATAATAAAAATTTTCATATTTAAAAGTATCTGAATTAGATTCTTCAATTAATTTTAATATATTTTTTTTAATTTTTTTGTGTCCTTTTAATTTATCTAAAAAAATTTTAGTTTTTATTTTTAACTCTTTCATGTTAAATGTCTTTAGCCATTTCTTTTGGTATGGCTTGTATATTCCAATGTATAAATCTAAATGGCTCAATACCAAAGTCTACACTAAACTCGTGTTCTAAAAATCCTGGAAATATAATTAACGTTCCAGGTTGAGGTCTAAAGTGAATTAATTCATTACCATTAAGAATCTCTTTTAGATTAGTTTTCATTTTTAATTTAGTAGAACGTGCCCCGGTTCTTGGTTCGTGAAATACTGGCATAGATGTTTTATCACTACACTTTAAAAAATAAAATCCTGATACGTGTTGGTTCCAATGCACGTGTGCAGAATGATGACCACCACCTTTTTTAGCAAACTCTTGTACCCACATCTCACTAAATAGTGTAGTGTATTGCTGCATATCATAACCTTGATGATCTAAATACTCCCAAGACTTTTGTCCAATATAATCTCTAAAGTCTCTAAAATTATTATCAGCTGTAAGAGGTGTTGAGTGATAACTTCTTCCAAAGTCTCCAAACTTTTTTATATGTGCTTTAGCTTCTGGAAAACTTCTAGCAGCTTTAATATATTTGTTAGATGCTTTTGTTAAAGATTTTATAAACTCTGGTTTTTGTTCTGACCAAATTGTTGTGTTAAAGTAATTATTTATATACATATTATTTAAATGGTTTTCCTAAATGCCAAACAACAAGACTGTATCTTGTGCCAGCGGTTACGGGTTTAACTCTGTGCCATACAAAAGAAGGAAACACA